CAGAACATTGCCTTCAGCTTCCAGGCGCTCAGAGTTACGGACCAGGGTTTCGAATGCCGCTTTGTCACGGCGTAGTTCTGCATATGCTTTAGACAAGATCTTGCCACGCTCGAACACATAGCTTTCCGTCATAAACTCTTCACCAAACAAATCAATTTGCTTTACTTGATCGGAAGGTAGATCGCGCACCTGGCGAACCATTGCTTCAGCTTGGAATTTACTTTCTGGGGTAGACTTGGCTAAAACCCGCATTGCTGCATCTTGCAGACTTTTGTCTTCAATTAATCGCCCAACGTACATTGCATATTTTGGCGGGACGATACCATTAACAACCATGCTAAATGAATTATCGCTTAGAGGCATAATGCCCCTGGCTTGCTGAACAAGCTCCGACATTGGCGGAAGATCTGGAAGCCTAGAAGGATCTACCCGCAACACCTTTGCCGCGTCCACAGCAGTACCGCTACCTTCAACAATATTAGTCAAAGCTGCAATCATTCTTGCTTGCTCAACAGAGATGCCATCTGCTTGTCTAAGTTTGTAAGCATTTAGCTTGATATTCTGAGAAGGATCGTTTGCCATGATGCGCTTGGCTAAACCAACCCGCTGGTGTCCATCAGCAATTGCCATGCGGCCATCAGCATATTCGTAAACAGTGACAACTCCAGCCCATTGCGGTTCCCATTTCGTAATGCCTTGCAGTCTGGCAGTTACACCAAACTCATCACCACCTGATTTAAACTGAAAAGTCTTAGCGTCTACCTCAATGTTTTTTGCTTCTACTCTGTAGATAGTATCTACGTCTGGGGCCTCAGTAGTCCCAGCATCAGCCGCCATCCTTCTATCTGTATTTATTTTGGCGGCTGCTTCAGCCGCAGCTATATAAGCATCTGCGGCCTCATCCCCCATTTTCTCTCTAATAGCAGCTTCTTTGGCAAATGTTCGATTGTTTACAACGGCGTCACCAATATCTTTTTCAGCTTCAATCCTCAGTTCGTCAAAGCCATCATCCGACCTAAAAGGCTCAGTGACCTTTATAGCAGAGGTTGGCTCGTCAGGCATGTTAGGGGCAGTATTGGTATTTATGGCAATTGTAGCAGCCTCTAAGCGGCTCTCATGCTCAAACTGAGCTGCATTTGGGTCAGGAGCTTCTAGCGGATTAGACTCTTCGAGATCAAGCTGATCCTCAAGAATATCAATAAGTGCTTTATCGTCATCGCTGAGATTACGCCGACTTTTTAAAAAGTTTATACCCCTCCTGGCTTGTCGAATTGTCCCGACTATAGCAGCACCGCCTAAAGGAATTGCAGCACCAAACGCTGCGCCCTGTGATACGTTTCTTACAAAATCTCCAGCGGTATATTGCTTGCCCTGTTCTCTATACCATTGCTCTACGCTAATTTCTGATGCCGCACCAGCTACGGTATTAATTGCTGCATTCAACAGAACATTTTTAGTAAGTGTTAAACCCGCACCAACAAGTGCAAATGGGGCTGTAGCGGTTGAAACTGGATCGGCAAAAGTACCACCCATCCCACCAGCAAACCTAGCTATTGCTGGGCCAATGCCAGGACTTGTTCGCGACATCTCTGCTAATTGAAATTCTTTATCAGCTAAGAAAGCATCTTCAAGCTCTTGTATTTTTTCTGCATTTATTTCTTTTAAGTTTTGCGGCAAGCTGTCTTGGTTCTCTTGGATGTAGGAATAGATATCGTCGCTTTTTCCATTATACCTAGTAGGCATTGCATCAGCCAACCAAACCGCAGGGTTCATAAACTCTGCGCCATTTTCTTTTAGCTCATTAACAATTGGCTCCCAAATCTCAAGCATTGTGAATGCTTTACTCATACTTCCAGCACTGCTGTCGAAAAGAAGACTATCAAAAGCAGTTGTTAGGTTTTCCGTTAATGTACCAGGAGCCTTACTCAGACCGTTCTGCGGCAAAAAGTCTAAACGATCTGGCTTGTCAAAGTTCATTGGTTATAACCCATATTTTCAAGCCAGAGATAGAAAGCTTCTTTTTCTTTATCGGGATTTTCAAGTATTTTTTTAAAGCGGGGGCTTTTCATAAACTCGGCAAACTCAGAATATTTAGGGTGCTGACGAGTCACTTTCCTTGTGGCTTCTAGTGCTAGTTCTTTGGCTTTAGCCATAGCGGCAGATCTATCCCTAGACGCTGTAAGAGCTTCAGGCGAAACAACGGGCATTGTAGGCTCTAAGGCTTGAGCTTCTTGCACTCGATTTATAATTTTATCCATAGTGCTAGACGCTGCTTGAGCCGCCGGGGAAACAGATCCTTCAGGACGTACAACCTCTTCATCTGGGGAAAATCCCATTTCCTCTGGGGTTTGTCCACCAATGGGCACGGGCGCTGGCGTGATCTTGTTGGCCTCGATCAGCTCTAGCAAATCAAAGAAAACAGGGTTTCCAGAAGTGTCTGAAAGATGGATCGGATTGGGTTTTGTTGGATCATCGTAAATAGCTACATACTGATTTCCACCGTTGGAAACAATCTTGTAGTTGGTATCGTTTGTAAACCAACCCCTTCCTGAAAATGCTTCAACAAGTTCGGGATCAACAATTTGACCACCCGAAGCCGCCATCAGGCTTTGAACAGTCACGTTCTTCAGTGCAGTTGATACTTGAGAACTGGTGAGGGATGGCGGCAAGAGTACCGGTATGCCTCGAACGGATTGAATGCCACCGCGATCACCAACACCTCCGAGAGCTGTGTTTATTGACTGTTTCCAAATGTCAGCATCAAAGCTTTCTTTGAGTTGAGCTTTGTCGGCATATATTGCTTCAGCAGCCAAACGTACAAGCCCTTCTGTTTCTGGCATATATAACAGAGCCAAGCTTGTTGCTTTTTTAAAGATGAGATCCGTGTTTGTTGGCGTAAATTGCATTACCTTGTTGCCAGCGTTTAAATACTCAAGGCCAGAAAGTAAGCTGGTTGCGCCAGCCATATTACCTTGAACTACCAACATACCAGCAACGGCAAACTGCGGCGCTTGCTTTGATATTTCCGCCAGCATGTCAGGAGTAGCGATACCACCACCTTCAGCTAGAGACCCAAGCAAAAACATTTGCTGAGCTTTATCTGCTGTTAAAAGAGCCTGAGAATAAATATCTATTTCTTCGTTTGTAAAATATCTTGGCGGGATACCGTACCTATCCGCTACAACATTAGCAGCACTTATGCGTTCTTTTATTGAAGCAACGGTGTTGTCTGCAAGTGGGTATTGAGGATCAAGTTGAACCGGTGCCCAATCAATAGGAGTGATATTAATTACTTTTCCCGAAGCGTCAGACATTCCAACTTTTTTTGCATATGCAAGCGGATCATCCTTAATACTCGCTTCCATGCTTGTCTGGAATGTTTCTGCAAACCTCAGTGCATTTAATTCAGCCTCAGTATTAATATCAAATTTGCTTGGGTCTCTAAGTATATTTTGAATATATTCTTTAACTTTTTGGGGATTCATATTTTCCAGGTCTGCTGAAAGATTCAAAGTTAGACCCAAAGTTGATACTGCGTCAAGCAATTCGCTTCCTTTTAAATACCCAGGAATTTTTTCAAAATCCTCTGCAATATCGGCATAATCCTTTTGAGTTACTTCTAATCCATCTTCCAACTTTTGTTGCAAAACGCCTGTTTTATATGTTAGGTCTTCAATGATCGGCTTAAACTTTGCTTTTTCAGCGGCGCTTGCGGCATCGGCAGACTTATTCGCTGCATCCAAATAAGCGCCAGCAATGCCGAATGCTTCCGTTTCAATAAGAGTGTCCATGCCTTCGCCACCTACGCTTGGAATCCCATCTCGCAGACTTTGGACTTCAAGCTCTAGATCTTCTAATGACATCTTTCGGTAGTTTTCTGCTGTATCAAGATTTCTTTGTAATTTTAAAATTGAAGTCCTAACATCAGCGGCATGAACTCCAAGAGTTACAGTCTGCGTTCTAAGCCTATTAATAATATCAGGGTCAGGAGTGCCACCTCCCGCAGCTATTTCATACTGTTCCATTACGCGGGAACCAAGATCTTTAACTTGCGCTTTTACAACCGAAAGACCTTCATTGTATCTAGCTTTTAAAAACGATCTGAATTTTTGGGTTTGCTCAAGATCCATACCTTCAACGGGTATCGTCTCCATTGAGGTAATCATTTCTTGTTGGCCGTTAAGGTCGGCAGTATTAAACTTATAAATAGTATTTTCTTTTACAGCCGCATTTTTGGCCCGTTCTCTAAATGAATCAATCTGGCTATCTGTTGCCGACAGCCCAACCAATAGCTCAGAAGCCGCGTCAATGTCGGCGTCTATTGATTTAAGGGTTTTGCCAGGAAGAATTGCATCCTTTGTAATATTATCAAAATGCAGCTCAAGCGCATTAGATACTTTAACAGCCTGCTTAGAAGCTTGAAGCTTTACATAATAATTTGAATATCTTTCGGTTGCTTTTGCCGAAGCGCCTTGCAAATTAACTTTAAGAACAGATGCAGCAGCAGGATCAATAACCCTAAGAGATTCAGAATACCCGTCAGTTGCTTCTAAGAGGCTATTCTGCACAACAGAAAACGGCGTTTCGTTTGTTTCTGCTTCGCTTAGAATCCTCATTATTTCAATTTCAGCAGTATTCTGAATTTCAGAAACAGCAACGCGACTGCCTAAAGCATATGCAGATCTTTCAGCAATAGTGCTTGGACCACCGCCAGCCTCAATTGATTCCAGCGTAGGAAGCGCACCCTCTTGCTGCACACGTTTTTGGCCGCGAAGTTCAGCTTCAGCAGATTGCTGTTTAAAGGCAAAGTCAGACATACGGTTAATTTGCTGAGAAATGTTTTGCCCTAGATTGGCTTGCTCTCTCGCCGCAGCAAAATCAATTTGCTGTGGTTGCCGTGTCTGAACACCGGTGCGCTGATATCTTGGAAGAATTGCCATGTTTTATCCTGTTAGTTGACCGTACCGATATGCGCCTTGGCCGAGAGTACCCGCAGCGCTTACGACAGAAGATAATTGAGCAGCCTTGCCAGCGGATCGATATTCACCGGCTTGCATACTTGCTTGACCAAGAGCCAGAACTTGATTGTCTTGAGATATGTTCTTTTCCCTTGCGCCTTCCCACATTGCATACATTTGCATGGTAGCCGCAGATCCAGATGTCGGATCAACACCACCTGATCCTGCACGAGATATGATCGCCGCAAGAGTTTCGTTAAGATTACGCAAAGCGTCAGCGCCCTGCTGCTTGTAAGCAATAGCCTCAGATCGACCGCGAAGCTCTGCCTGCTCTGCTTGCTGCTCATACCCACGCCTTTGAGCTGCGCCAGCAGCCATTTGACCAACGGCGGAAAATGCTGCGAATGCTAATTGTGTCATGTTAATTCCCCACGCTTAAACGGTACTCAAGGCCAAGAACGATCATCTTGAGCGGTACTGTTTGTGTAATAGTGATCTGACCCGTGCCGCTGTAACCAAGCAGGCCGTGAACAGTTTTAATTCCAGTAAACGGAACAACAGCCGTATCCAGCACATCTTCACCAAAAGCCCTGAATGATACTTGCTTATTGTTAATCGTCATTGCTTGAGTGTTATTAACAATAGCGTCTACCTGTACGATCCGCTTCTTAAAGCCTTGGACAGATCCAGAAGCAAGCACCGGCTCTGCTGGCATTGTCCTGGCTGTAACCGTGTAATTCAATCCGACCTCATAGCTAGACGTAGCAGCAGTGGCAAAGGTAATGGTGTATGGAGAAGCTGGGACCACTTGCTCTGCCTCTACAACGCCATCTCTTACGATCTGTACCGTCTCGCCCTGCAACTGGGTCATGTTCACTGAGGAGGCCGCTCCGCCGGTCTTAGCACTATCCAGCGTCAAGTCGGAATCAAACTTCTCCAGCATGTACTTTGTTACGCCGTTTATTATGCGTTTTACAATTACATAAACATCTGCGACTTCTACAGCTACGGCGACAAAGCTCCCATCAGTTGAGAACCGACTTGGAGCGATAACATTCTGCCCAACCAGGATAGAGTAAACAGCCATTGTCCCATCATCGCCATTAACCACAAACAAGCGATCTGACTCATCTGTTGAAGCCGCCCTTCGAGCAGCCATATCAATCGGCCCTTTTAGCAAATGCGAACTAAGTGCTGAGATATTTTGAATTTGATATGAAGCGGTGGTGTCGCCATACTGGAAGGCGTTGAGGGATTTACCCTGCCGCTGGATGAATACTGAAGCCCCGTTTAGATCTTCAACTGGAATGCCAGCCTTTGATCCCAGCCTAGTCTGTGGCCGAACAAAGAAGTTCGCAGGCGTTATTGGATCGTTTGAAGATTGCAATACTACAAACTCACCACCAGTTGTGAAGATCCTAAAGTCGTTTCCAGAAAAAAGATTGACAATAGAATTGAGCTGGTTTGTATTAATTGTGGCTTCAACGCTCTCATCATCAAGGCCAGTACCAACATTAAAATCAAAGTAATTAATTACGCCGGAACCCCACACTGTGTTGGGACGAGACTTAGATCCACCGAAGTATAACCGACCTTCATGGAACGCAGCAGACTTAGGCCAGCCTCGTGTGGTTGACCATACATCTTCATAGCCATGTTCGCTTTCCCATTCACCGGCAAGTATTGCGCCGGTATCAAAGAATGGAACCTCGACAACAGACTTCATAGCTGTAGAAGATACATATTCTACATACCTTGCGCGGCCAAATGTGCTGGTTACTTGCGCGTATTCACCAACCGCAGCAGGGGCAAACGGCTCAATCTTGTATGATGTGGTTCCGTTGACTGGATTGGCAAGATCTGGGTAGAAAGTTAAAATTTTTGTAGAAGCAACAAAGTCTTCAACATGGCGTGTCTGACCAGCTCCAGGGCCAGCAGTAAAAGTAATAAACATTCCGTTAGGCTGATCGTCAGTATAAGAACTTGCAGCTTTAAGTATAATTGTGCTTACTGTGTTTCCTGCACCCCCTTGCGCACTACCTGTTTCTGTCGTTGCAGCAGATGCAGTAATAGTAATGTTGCCAGTTGTCGCGCTGGGCGTAATTGTAAAGTCAGGCATATGCGTATCAAAAGCATATGGATACTGGGGCAAGTTTGTTATCGGAAGGTTTTCAATTGTCCAGCTCGTATCAGTATTTCGCACCAGGCGTTTCGTTTGCAGATCCTCATGGCAGAGAATGAGCGTATCAACAGCCTGAGTATAGTTAATCTCATCAAGAATGGCGGTTGTGATATCTGTAGCGGCCAGATAATCATCGCCACTGCCGTTTATGTTTGTCTGAAGAACTCCAGCCTTAAAGATATAAATACGCTGATTAACAAGAACCAGCAGATAGCTATCATCAACGCTAAACTCAAACGGGATAACCTTGAAATCTGTGTAGGTAGCCCCAAAGTCGTGAATAAACTTTAGACCATCACGGCGCTTGAACCCGCCTTGAGGCTGAATAATTACATTAGTCGCCTCTTCAAGGGCATTTTGGTATTGCTGCAAATCAGTACGCGCACGGATAAGCGGATCAAGCTCACCAACTGAGAAGTTAGTTTGGAACTGTATAATCCGCATCTTAATATCTCGCGTTTATTAGAGAGTAGTCCTCAATTATTTCTGGCGGCTTGCCGCGACCATCAACATTCATTGCCTCACGCATTAATCCCCCACGCCCGTTAGACGCCGGTGAACCATATGCCCTTGTTCTAAAATAATCAGCTTTTTGAATCTGGTCTGTAATTACAAATCCCAATTCAGCACAGAGTGCAAATTTCAACAACCTTACAAAATAGTTTGGAAACTTACTTTCATCGACACTGATCTGATAATCTATAAATATTTGCTCATAGTTGCTATAAACCTGATCGCCGTAAAGCTCCCAGCCATAAGCCGTTGGGCTTTCGCTTTTCCCTGCGCTGGTGAATAATGCCAGCACTCCAGATAACATATCACCTGGCAATTGATAGGCATAGCTCCACTCGCCGATTGGAGCGGTAACTAATCGGTTGAGTTGCACCTTCTTGAGGCTCCAGCTCCACGGATAATTAGAAATAATTGTGTCTCGAAGATCTGGATAAAGCTTATCACAAGCTTGAGCAGCATCAGATCCTTCAGTGAAAGATGAGATAGGAGCAGCTCCCAACAATATAAGAGAGTCAGAACATATTGAAAGTGAAGTGTCGCCAGCAGCCATAATCGCTCTCCAAGTAGTAGGAGAGGGGCCAGATTAAACCAGCCCCTCCTTTTCTTTAGATCACTGCCGCTGTAATAACAGCGCCGGTTTTAGTAACAGCCAGTGTTTGACCGCCATCGCTACCGTAAGTATAAACCCAATCACCAGTGGTGAGAAGATCCGCGACTGAGTTAAAATAACCAGAGCCAGCAATAGCCGCCTTGTTATCACCCGAAGACTTGTAGCTATAGATAGCTGGTGCATTGCCGCTTTTAGAAGCGCCAACAGTTGCCCAGTTTGCTAATGCGAATGCCATGTTTCAGTTCTCCTTATTCAGTACAGTTGATTTGAACAATGCCATCGGTATCGATAGCAACAGAGCCAGCAGAGAACATAGAACTAACCAAGAACGATGTCTTTTCTGGGACATAGTTTACTTCGGTTTTCTGAGACATTGACTCAGCATAGCCCATTGAATCTTTATGCCAGGCAAAGCATGAACGTGTGGAAGGTTTAGGAACGCCGCCCTCATCACGATCACCCATTGTCAAAATGTTAAAGCCCATGAAAGCGTTTACTTCACCACGAACAAGAGCTTTTACAGTGGCAAAGTCTTGGTTAGTGATTTCAGTTTCACCAAGCATAGCATCGAGCTGTGATGCATGCATAAGCAAATAACGGCCTTCAGATGGAACATTTTTAGCATTCATTGCTTTCGCAGTAGCGCGAAGTTTTTCAATGTTCATGTTAGTGGTACCACCACCAATGCTTGTGGCAACAGTTGTACCGGCATTGCCGACAAGAGCATCAATGCAAAGCTGGTCCATACGACGAGCAATGGATTTAGACACAACTTGAACTAACTCTGAACGCTCGTCAAAGTTAATGTGTGATTGTTGGAAAATGTCAGAGTATTCAGCAGCAATGTAATCTGACATTGTGGCTGTTACTTGAGCATATGTTACGTTTAGCGGTGTTACGTCCGTTTGTGGAACGCGAATAGTAGCAACACCTTTGCCAATTTTTGGAAATTTGACAGTGTTACCGGCTACACCTGTGCGAGTACGCATTGTACCGCGAAGAATAGATTCAGCTTGATACGCTTGTTTGACTTCGGAATCGAATAAATCAACAAAAGCTGCTGTGACGTTCTGCGCCATTGCAGATACCTCCGTTTTGAGTTTCAACAAAACGCGGTCCGTTATCCGAAGTTCGGGCGGTTCGCTTGCGCATTATGGCCGCGCCAGCCAGTAGATTACTACATCTGACGGGCCGAGCGCGGTTAGCCGTTGCGGCTAAAGTACACGCAAGCGATATTTATTGCAAGAGTTTAAGATTTTGGCTGCGATTGGAACCACTGTTTTTCCATTTTACCGCGCCAAGCAGCATCAGTTTGCCATCTTGGATCTGCAATAGCAGACTGAAGATCATCCTTAGTCATGCTCTCTTGCTGGATAGTCGGCTTGATTGGGATGTTCTCATTTGTAATTGATTGGTGATACTTTAGAAAAGCATTGATAGCATCAGCGTTATTCAGAGAGTAGGCAATAGCATCACGCTCAGAAGTATTTAAGGGGGCCTTCATCAAAACGCGCTCAGTCATTTGGATCTTTTCAGAAGCGTTGGCTCCTAGTTTTTCCATTTCCACACGTTGATCGTACTGGACACTCTCTTGCTCATCTTTTGATAAACCCAAAACACGGCCAGCGAGATCCTCGAAAGCATCCTGGCTAATCCCGTTTTCTTTAGCCCACTCCTGATATACGGCGACAGTCGGATCTTCAGAGTCCAAACCCTGATCCGCAAGTGAAGATACATCATACTCTTCCGGTGCCTTATGCTTTCCGGCTTTAAACTTTTTCTCAAGCTCTGAGTAACTCTTTGCAAGCTTTTCAACATCAGCGGCACCATCTTTTTCGTTCCAAAATTTAGCAGCAAGGTAATCTGGGCGATCTATTGCCTCCGCTATTTCCGTGCTATCTTCTGGATCATCATGTATTTTGATTGGTGCATCGCCTTGGGGCGTTTCTTCTCGTGCCATTGTGTTAATCAAGGGAGCGTCAGCTTCCATTTCTGCTACCATTGCTTCAGCCATTGTTTGACCTTTCTATTCTTTTTTCAATAATACGAACCATTTCAGCCATGCCTGTTCGGACATATCCAAAGCTCGCGTCCTCTCCTGGGTTCCAAGTCGGTTGCTCAATAGTAATACTTCGCAAATGACTTAAAACACGTTGCCCCTCTGTGCTTTTAAACACTTTGCCATACAGAATATCTATATCTGCGGCCCTTGGAGCGTCACTCGTTGCTTGGGTTAATCCTTCCCAACCATCTGGTGAACTCATTGCATCGCCTCCATTGTTGCTCCACCATCGTTAGCAGTTTGCGGCCCTTGTTCAGCCATTGCTTGTTCCTGCATTTGTTGCATCATTGCCTCTTGCTCTTCTGGCGTAGAAAGCAATTCCTGCTTAATGTTCATTTTACTGGCAATGAATGCAGTAATTCTTGGGATTGATAACGCCATCTGTCCTTGTGGACCTAGAGAGTTTGCAATCTGCATAAACTGCACGATATCGTTTACCTCTTGTAGCTTTTGAGCCTGGGCTAGTGGAGCTACCGGTGTGACCTTAACCTCAACGCCATTTATTTTAAGAGGCAAATCGATGTATCCAGCCTGATCCATTACATAAAGAATGCGGGAAACCAGCGGAATCATTGTTTCATCGATCAAGCGACCAAAGGCAGAGCCAAGGTTAGACGCCAACTCACGGGATCTCTCAGCAATCTCAGTTGCAGACCGAGCCGACATATTATCAGGTGGCAAGGTATCATCCATCAGGATCTTTTTGATGCTCATACGCAGATCATTCATTACAATCTGGCTTGTGTTAAAGTCACCGGCACGGGGAAGCGGGGCCAAAGATGGGCCTTGAGCGCCACCATTTCGAGCAACACCAATGATTGCACCAGGTTGGATCTTTACGTTCTGAGGGTTGAGGACACCATCATCAGCAGCCGTGTAAACGCCAGAGATAGACAATGAAGCATTTTTCAGCACCAACTCAACAGTTTTATTTAGCGTCTTAATGTCAGCAATAGCCGTAACCAATGGGCCACGGCCATAGATCTCACCGGCGACCTTCATGTATCGGGCCACAATAAACGGAGAAGACTTCATCGTGCGGTAAACCAGCTCTTGCTTCTTACCAGGCCAAATAACGTGGTAGCAATAAACGCCTTTTTCGTAGTCATAAACTACAGCATCAAGCAAATTGATCTCCTTTGATGGAGACTGTGATATTGCTTCTGCTAATTCTGTTGTAATATCCGCATCTGGAAACTCTTGTGGTATTGCTTCTGCCTTCATTCTAAGCTTGCGATACACATTATCCACGTTTCCAAACGTGCCTTCTTCAATAGCCACGAGGTACTGGGGGATTGGAGTGAAGCGAATAGGAGTGGCCTCATCACCAGGCGTAACCATCATAACCGCCGTGCCAACGCAGAGATCCAGCAGGAACTCACCCATTGCCAGGTCAAAGTTGGTTTGCCGCATAACCTCAAACATACGCTCAGTGTAAGCGTCCAAAGCAGCTTGAGCCTGTGGGGCTTGTTCTTTTGGAATGCCCGATCCAGCCTCTAGTCGACACCAAGCTTTCTGAGGTGGGAATAGGCCAGCTTGAATGCGATTGGCAAAACGCTGAGTTGCTGAGATAGCGGTTGAGTCAAACACGCGGCCCATTTTGCTTTGACCAGCAGTGCCGCCTTCATAGTTGCCATCATACATATTGCGCTGCGGCAAAGCGAACTCATAGCAATCTTCATAGATAGAGCGCCACTGATCCTTGCGGGATTGGGCTTTGGCCTCACGTTCAATAATTTCTCTTACATCTAGCCGTGGCATATTAAGCTTCCTAATAATTAAACAGAAGTTTCATTTTTTTACTTTGAGTCATAGCCGATTCGTATTTTTTACGCCGAGCCTGACCTTTTTCTTTTCTAGCAGCCAGCTTTGCAGCGGCCTTTTGCGCGGCAGTCGGGCCTTTTGGCGTAGACGATTTGTCGCTTTTATTTAAATTCAACATAGCAGCCTTTGACCTGGCGGCCCTTGATCGGGTTCGAGCTGGGTTAGGATCGTTGTACGTTCCTCCAGTTATAGCTGCTTTGAGATATCCATAGTCAGTCTTGAGATCATCAAGCATACTAACTTTTGGGCGCATCTTTGGCCTTAAAGATCTACTGACCATTACGAACCACCCCCAAGGAATGTGTTTTTCTGTGGGCCTTCTTGACGCCCTGACGAGAATAAAAGCCTCATACCGCCCGATTGTCTCAATCGACTACGCCGCTGAACCCCGCGCATTTCAGAACGCTCTTGAGAAGTTGCCCTCTCATCCGCGCGTCCTTGAGCTGCTTCAGCATCTTTTTGAGCTTGAGAGGGAGCTCTAGATCCACCACCAAATATTCCACCCATATTAGAACCTCGCCATCATGTAATAGTCAGACCCATCCGGCCCGTACTTTGTCATAACGCTTTCTACCTCGAAACGTAGCGCTTTGGCAAACCTAAATGCGGTATCGTTCTGGGTATTTACGCACATTTGTAGCCTTCTTATCCCATAATCGCCCATTGTGATATTGGTTAGTTGCTTTGCTGCACGGATAACCGATATCGCATGACGGTCAATCTCTTTACCAGGGATCAACCACATTTCTGCCACGCCATCCCAAAAGGGCCGGACGCCAAATGCAGCGACGACCTTGCCTCTGCCAATGCCAGCCCAGCTCATGCCTGGTGTTGCGTGATCCCAAACGTAATTAATATAATTTGGAATCACGTTTTCAAAGTCTCTGTTTTCTTCTTTGAGATTTATCCTGGTTAAATGTGCATACGAAAGCGGAACTATGTGCTCATCATGGCTCATTCGGATCTGTGGAAGCTGGATCAACGCCATTAGAATATATTGAAATCTGTGGTTGCGTTGTAAGTTTGCCCACCGGCAAAGCTATTTCCGTAGCTACCACGCCGCAATCTGCGTTGTTCACCACCACCAAGCATCAAATATCCGAAGGCATCCCCGCAGTGAGAGTGTTCATTCTTCACCGGCGCGTCTTTAAATCGATCCTGCCCAGCGCCCATTGACACACGTTTGAAGAAATAGCCGCCGCTTAAAGATTTTCGCAGCCTTAAACATTTTTTATTTACGATAAGCCCAGGTTTGCCGCCTACCAGCCGGTTCATAGGGGCCGCAGCAGCCTCTCGTCTTACATTGAAAGCGTTGCTATCTGTTGGTTGGGCGCGAAACCCAATGGATTTTAAGTGATC